TAGTCATGCCACCAGAAGCCATCTTCTTAGCTGGCATCTTGCCTGCTTCTTTTTTCTTAGCCATCATTGCCATAAATGGGTTCATCTTAGCCATAGTATCACCACCTTTTTTAAAAGATTTGCCTTTGTCGGCATTGTTGAAATCCTTGCCCACAGACTGTGGGACTCCTACTTTCTTGGCAAACGATGGCGAGTGCGCTATCGCAGCCATGAAATTGTGTTGTTTCTTACTCGTGCTTGGCATACTTGGCTACCAAACCTTTAACAGTGTCGGTTTCCCAAAGGCGTACAGCCATGTACCCCAAGATAACAATACTAGTTACGAGAGAGATAACGGGGGGTAACCACTGCATAACATTACCAATACCGATGGCTACCGAAGCCCCATCTGCCATTACTTTTGCATCATGTGCGTCAGTCATATGAATCCTTTAACAAAGTTTTCCACGCGTCTTGCCGCGTACTGCTATACCGTCTGCGCGACGAGAAGCTGTTCCACCCTTAGCAAAATTGTGCATTAGGGTAACGCCAGCACCAGTTCCTCGACCTCTTAAACCATTGTACTTATCATTAGTTGCATCAACATCTAAGTAGCCTTGCAACGCAGTATCCCTACCCAGTTTTTTTGTGCCTGATACTCTTGAGCCAATTGCTTGATTGTCTTTACTCAAGGACAAAAACCTAGGCATAACACGAAAATCGTCTTGGATTTGAGACACATCCATAGGGGTCATCCTAGGACGCCCAGTAGCCTCATCCAACGGGATTGCTCTTGGCCCAGAATCAGAAAGCGACTCGCGGGCACGGGACACTAAAGACCCCTCTTCCCCGTCGTACTTTTTGATTTTCTTAGCCATGTCAGCAAATTCTTCCACGGGTTTTGCCACGAATGGCAGCGCCGTCAGCGCGTTTAGAAGCGGAAACTGTACCGCCTTTTTTCATCTTATTGCCACGAGCAACTTCACGGGTAAGTTCTGACATGTCCTCTTCAGAACGTTCTTTTTTAAATGGTTTGGTTGCCAAATCTGCAATACCCGCACCTACAAAAAGAGGTACGGTGGGGGCTATATTTTTCCCAGTGCTACGTCTTTCTTCCGCATAATCTGCAACTGCTGACCCCAACGGATTTAAACGTGTGGTTTCCATTCTTTCAGCTTTTTTTCTAGCGGGTGTTTTTTCAGCCATATTTACCTCAGCACTTCCAAGCCCGCAGGCTTTTGTTGATTCTAGAGTTCGGGTCTTTCGCTGTCTTTTCGGATGTCAGCTTTTTCTTCATGCCACTCATCCTTGCACAGAAAGAGTCGCGCCTTGATCCGCCTTCTGGTTGCGGTGGTTTCAAGTTGTGCCCTTCTTTCTTCGCAGAGGCTCGGCCCTTGGCGTTTAAGCCACCGTTGGGGTTCTTGCCTTCCTTGCGTTGCCATGCGGGAGACTTAGCCATAGAACACCACTGCGGTGGTAGTTGCAGATATCACTGCGGAGATATTGGTACTACATTTAATACCTTCTCCGGGAAATGTCATGTAGATAGAACCCGCTGCGGCTGGCGCAGTAAACGAGAACATAGCTGTACCGCCTGTACCATCATTCAACACGACTGTTGCGCCTGTCGAATAGCTGATGGATATACCCTTGATACGGGCTGGGCCAGCAAAAATAGTAGTGGTCGCGCCAGCAGCGCCAACTGCTGACTTAACGTCGGTTTGTTGCATAACTAATCCTTTTTTAAAAGGGAGCCGAAGCCCCCACGATTAATTAAGCAGAGGCTGGAGATTGCGCGCCAGTGGAATCAGCAACAGCGTAAACAATGGTGTATTGCACAGTTCCTGCAGTTACGTCGGCAACGGTAGGAGTTAATGCTGCTTGGACAATAACGTCAGTTGCACCAATACCAATACCGTTAGGAGATGCAGTGCTTGTTGCGCCAGCCCAGTTAACCAACTTAGCAGCAGCATTGGTGTTAGCCAAGCGACCTTGAGAAGTGATGTCTGAAGAAGCCCAGTACAAATTGGTAGTAGCTGAAGTGCCAATCACTACGTTAGCTGCGGTAGAACCTGTAAAAGCTACCAAGGTATCAATGAAGATACTGATGATTTGTGCGCCTGCTGGCAGAGTAAACAACGTTGTAGTTGCAGTGGCTGCAGCTACAGTGCCGGTATAAACTACTTTTTTAGTCTGAGAGACAGTGGCAGTGCCAGTGTTTTGGATGGTTCCAGCGGTAGTTCCGGTGGTGTTTTTAACAGTGCCCAATAACCAAGGGCCAAGGTGTGTTGCGAATCCCATAAGAATATCTCCATGCGTTATGGCGTATCAATCTGCATGAGGTCAGCCGGACCTGTTTGATACACCGAAATTTCCGGTTAGTTAAATATACACCAAAAGAAAAGGGAGCACAAGGCTCCCTTCTCAGTCTTGCTTAGGACGAACCGGGTGAACCGAACATTCCTAATGGGTCAGACCAGCCGAAGCTATAACGCTCGCGGGATTTGTAACGGACGTTGCCGGTATCAAAGTCACCATCCATGCTGTTAGCAAGGGGGGTACGAATGAAATGCTTTAGACCGTTAGGTACATCAGTAGTCAAATACCAACCGTTTGTGTCAGTCAAGTAATGGTTAACTGTGTAGCCTTCTGGGATTGAACCGTTGTTCTTCAACGCGTTGATGTCGTTGTCAGTAGTACCAACACGGAGGCTGGTTTCTAACAAACGAGTAGCAACGAACATTAAGTTTGGCGGAACAATCAATTTGCGTGGCTTAGCTGCAATCAACAGTCCGCGCTCATCTGTCCAACCAGCGATTTGAATAACGGCGTTTTCCAACGAAGTCTCATTCAAGTCAGCGGCTGTAGCTGGGCGATTGCTGTTAGTGCCACCACCAGTCAAAGGATGAGCAGTGCTGAACAAAGAAACTCCGTCGCCACCGAGATAGCTAGAGGAGAAACCGTTGTTAATGATAGCAGCAGCTTTTACCTGTTTGGTGTAAGCCATAGCACGAGCCAGACCCTTGGTGTAACGAGCAGACAGTGAGTCATACAAGTTATCTTCCACAGCTTCTTCCGTTATGGAGAAGCCAAGAGCGATGGTTTCGTGGTTGTAACGAGCCGTAAATGCCTCTTGTGCATTGTCATAAGCGATGGCAGAACCCTCGTTTTTGACTGGTGCGGCAGAGAAGCCAGACAGTTTGGTCTCTTCTTCAAAGCTACGCTCAGAAGTCTCTGTTTCGTAAATCTCTTTGTGCTCTTCGCCGTAGCGTGCATACTCAAGACCGAACAAAGCATTAAGACCGGGAAGGAGTTCCTTCAGTAGTTGTGCGCGGGAAATAGCCATTTTATGTTACTCCTTATGCAACAGCTGTACCAGCATAGTATTTGTGTAAACCGAAATTGATTTTCACTAGTACTTCTGGATATTGATTGAACACAATTGTTGAAGCCGCGCCAAATGCTACTAGCGGTGCTTGATTCAGCACAACCGTTGTAGAGTTTGTTACAGACGCAACATACGAACCGCTGGCAATGTACTGACCATTTGCTGCAATGGAGCCAACGTCAGAGCCAACCACTGGCGTAAACGTAAGAGCCGAAGCAAGGGTAACAGTAGCGGTAGAGATACTAGTGTAAACACCCGTACCTTGTGCCACCATAGAGTCAGGAACCAACCCAATAACACGAATCGGCAGGGCCGCAGTAAGTGCTAGGGAAGTATCTGCCAAAACAGCGTTAGCTGAATTACCTGTTGAGGTGCTACCTGAGTTGTTAACTGCTGCTAAGTTTTGACCAATCATGGCGCGAGCACCAGAAGTCACCACTGTAGTACCAGAAACCATCACAGCTTTAAACACTGTATCAGGATCATCACAGACAATAGCCACCGCATCACCAGCAAGCGTAGACGCAGGCCAGTATTGCGAAAAGGTTTTTTGTCCGGTCAAGGGGTTGGTGTACGAACATCCGAGGAAAACCCCCATCAGCGTACCGACAACACCCGTTGTAACGCTTATGCGTTCCAAATTCCCACGAACTAGTGTTACAAAGTCACCATAAAAGATGTTTGTAGCGTAGCCGTAGGTGATAGGCAGTTCACGGGTTGACCCCGCAAATACCTGACCACCAATCAAGTTGATTGGTTTTAGCCCGTACGGGGCTGAGACCACTGGATAAGCCATTTAAGAC